AATCTGTTTTTATTGCTTTCAACATATCTTCTGATAATTGATTTTTATTTCCAAATATAAAAGGTTGATTTCCGTTATATTGATTGTATAAATTTTCTAACATAAGACGTTGTTTATCATCACCAACAATCATTACAGGATATCTTTGACCTGATATGTTCACATCACATGTTCTTTGAGCATTATATAGTCTCCATGCAAATAATTCCATTGAACCAGCTGTTGGAGTTCTATCCCAGTTATTCATTACAAGAATACATTCATAATTCTTTTGATTTTCTTTTTGAGCTTCTGTAAGCATAGGATTCATTCCTACATATAATTTTCTCATGGAATTAAAACCATATGAGAAACAATTAAATTTATCTGGAAGTCCGTAAATATTAACATATCCAGAACCAGCACATTTTGTATTTATGAATCCGTATTTTTTATCATAAAGAAGTGAAGCTTGACCCATGTAATAAAGACATTGTTCCAAATATCTAGAATCCATTGATTTTGGAAGATTTACCCATTCGAACATTGAAAGGGCTATTCGTCTAAATCTATTCAAATAATCAAGATAAGTAGCGTCATTTACAATTTTAGAATCTTCAAATTTATAATTTTCTATATTTTTACGTTTCATTTTTACTCCTTTCTATAAAGAATTTATAAAATTGAATTCGTTTGTGAATAATCTAAATAATTAGATGTTGTATGCCAAAAGGTACAACCATTATTAAATAAATTCCTTATTTTTTCTAAATCTTTCTCTGGAATATTACCCTCTAAATTTACATCAATACATTTAATGAAATCCCAATTACTACGTTTATGAATGTTTGGAGTAGCAAGTTTATTAACTTTATATCCATACATTGAAAAATAATCATCAATTATTTTTGCGTATTCATATTTAATTGTTCTTCTATATATCGTGAAAGTGGATTCTCCATCACTATATGTAACATCACCAGAATTTTGATTTCCAAATACTTGATTTGGAATTCGAGAATGTTCATAAATTGAACCTAGTGTGGAAGCAATTCCTAAAACACCAGAGACACCACTTGCAATATTTCCAGTTGCAACACCTGAAATAATTCCAGCTGTTGAAGTAGCAACATTTACACCTATATTTACTGAATTTTGAGTAAGCCAGTTTGTATATACATCACCTTGCCATGAACCAATCGGAAGTTTTAAAGCATTAATTCCCTCACTATAATTATAATCTATATGTTTATAGTTTCGTGGAATCGTTCTTATGGAACAACCAGGAGTAATGTCACCTTTTGTTGTAAATATACAATTTTGAGAAGTGAAATCTTCATATCTAAACTCTTCACAGACACCACCATGATTATCAACCATCATAAAGTTATAAGGATATACAAACATTTTATTGTTACGTGGAACATATCCATCAATATTATTATAAGGTTTAGAAATTGTTGTATCTCCTAAATTAAAGCTCCCGGTAATATTTGTACTCAATTTATGATATGGAGCATTTTGTAATCCACCATCAACCACTGCCCAACTCCAATATGAACTTGATGAATCTGATGTGTATCCCGTCATTGAATCTGGAACCATAAAAATTGATTGAATAAGACTCAAATCACTCTTATTTGAAGCCCAATATGTAAGCCAACCTATAAAATTTATAGATGTTCCTAAATCACCAACAACGAAATAATGAAGCCCAGATGGAATGGAGTTTACAACATTGTATGGATAACTAGCTCCCTGTCTAAAAGGGTCTTCTGATGTACAAACAACAGCATGACAAGAACCAATTCCAAATTTTGTTTTGTCATCATGATTTGTAAATTCACCTGTTTCAAGATTTTCTGGAATAGTATTTACTCCTATTGTATCATTTGAAACGTGTTCACGTTCAATAAAAGAATTCATATAAGTGATATCAAATTGCCATGTTTGAAACACATCTGTTTCAATTGTAACTTCTGTCATACCATCATTAATATAATTGATATCAATTATAAAAGCATAGAACCATTTATCCTTATAGGAATCATTTTTATACATACAATAATTATATTGTAATAAATCTTCATATCTTAAATTATCACCTGTTGCGTAACGAATCACACCATCTTTTCTTTGATAAGTACATTCATCATATTCAAGATGTGAAAGATTATAAAAATAATTATATTGAGCTGTTGAATCACTAAATGTGATTTGATTATAATTATCTAATTTTAGAGGTGATTTTATAAGTATTATGTCGCTATCTGGTACTACTATCATATTAATTTCTCCTTTCTATAAATATAATAAAAGAAGAGGGATTTTTCCCTCTCCCTTAAAGGATTACATTAAGAACCAGCTTCAACTGTAACACTAACACTTGCAATTGTTGTATCTCCAACTTTTGCTGAAATTGTTGATGAACCAGAAGCTACTCCTGTTACTTCAACATGTCTATTATCAATCTTTGTTACTGTTGCTTTTCCAACTGTACCACTAGCAAAAGTAATAGTGTCTGTTGCATTAAATGGTGTTGTTGTTAAAGATAATGTAATTTTTTCACCAGCAACTACACTTGGTGAAGTTTCATTAAATACAGCACTTGTTACTGGAACACTTGGTATAGCTCCAACTAACATGTAAGCATTTGCAAATAATGAATAATTAAATGCTTTGATTACATTCAAATATTGTTGCCAACTTCTGTTATTAGCATTGTAAAATTCGTCCATGAACATGTCTTTTGTACGAATCTTGAACCATCTCTTATCACAGATTAAAGCATAGATATTTGAACCATCAAATTGACGAGTTCCCTCATCATCATAGATATCGAATGAATCAATGTAATATACTTTACCCATTAATTCAGCTCTATCCATATTAAATGCGTTTGCTAAAACGTCAACGTCTAATTCAGAAGCAAGTTTATTTGAAATAAATACAACAATGTCTTCTGGTTTAGACCATGAAACGATTGAACGTCCATATCCTCCAACTTTACTCCATGCGTTATATTTAGTTGATGGAGATTTGAAGTTTAAGAATGTTTCTCTTAATTTCTTTGTGAAAGCTTTTAATTCAGCCTCAGTAGGAGCAGAAGCATTTGCAAAAGTAAATGTTTCCATTTGAACAGCATTATTTCTGTAAGCATTACTGATTAATTTCTTTGTATATTTATAATCATCAATATATGCTCCATTGTATAATGAAGTTGAAATTCCCATCAAGAAACTTTCAAAATCACCCCAAGAAACAAAAGCTTTTTCTAATTCCTTTCTAATAATTGTTACAGGATATTGAACATCAAAATTGATTTCTGAATATTCTGCTTTTACATCACTTTCATATCGTGCTAATAATCCAGCGAAGTCGTCTATATTGTAAACTCTTCCACGTGCTGGATTAACATAAATTTCTTGACCAATTGCACCAAGTGGTAAATCGTCACCAGCTAATTCTTGTAAAGGATTTTCAAAATAATCCATAACAAATTTTGTATAAGCGATTCTGTTTACTAGTGATTGAATAAATTTGTTTCTCATATCACTTGGTAAAGCAAGTAAGCTCTGACCATAAACTTGTGATGAAGTATAATGATTTACAAGTGGAATTTGTTCTTGATATAGACTATTGTCTTGAATAAGAGTCTCTCTAATCTCATTCAATGCCGTTTGTAAACCGTCTGATATCATGATATCACTTTCCTTTCTTCTGGATTAATTTCCAGATATACGGAATTGAAGTGTGGTGAATGTTCTCAATTCCCTATATCTAGAAATTAATTTTCTAGATTTATCTTTTGAATTTTCCTTTATCATCAAAAATAGTTCTAAAATCAAAAGGTTGAAATTCTTCTTTTTTATTTCCATCTTCGAAAAAAGAATCCTCTTCTTTTGTTTGAGCTTGATGAAGTAATAAATTTCCATTTGCTTCAATTAGCATTTCTTTATCTTTCTTTTGTTTTTCAATTAAGTCATTTTTCTCTTTAATTGTTTTTGAATTTGCTTCTTCTATAATTAAGATATTTGCTAAACTATCAGCAATTTTTCCTGATTCTTCTTTTCCAAGTTTTTCTTGAATTGTATCTACTATATTTGATAATGTTTCAGTCATTTATATTTCACCTCTTCTTTCTAAATTTTCTTGCATATAACACCCATGGAAATCTTTTATTAATGTTTGTTGAAATTGGAGGAACTGGACCAGAATAAACTCTCCAATTATATCCCTCATCATCAATTAAGTCCGTATCATTTACATAACATGCGTCATAAATATGCATTTCATTTACTAATTGCCAATTATTATCTGGTGGAACTTGTTCCCAACCAGCATATGTTCCTCTTGCACATTGAAAGTGTAAGTGGTCACCTGTTACATATCCAGCTGTTCCAGTATGACCTAACAAATCTCCCTGTTGAATAATACTTCCAACTGTTGTTATAGGAAAATTATCATGAGCTGTTTCGAATGTTACATAACCAATCGTTCCATCAGCAAGATGTACCTCGTTTACACTTTGATAAACTCTATTGTTTGTTGATGTATCTGTTATCGCAACGCACTGACACGTGCATGGAGCATAGTACGGACAATTTAAAACTCTTCCATTTGAATCCCAACCTAAAAAGTCAATTTGAAGAGTTCCAGCATGTGATGTTGCTCCCTCTGGATTTGATATTACCATATATTCCAAAGGAAACAACATTACTTCTTTTCCATCACTAGCAACTAACTTTTGATTAGCTCTCATTTCATATCCTTTTCTTCAATACTATCAACACGTGAATTTAATTGAGATAAATTTAATTGAATTTGAATAAGTGTTGCTGAAATATCATTCAAGCTTTTTGTTAAGTCACGTAAACTTGTATTCATAAACCATATAAGTGCAATAAATGAAGCAACTCCTAATCCATTTTGTACAACAACATTAACTATATTTTCCATAACATCTACCTCTTTATTAATCGTTTTATTTTAAAATCATATTCTGATTTTTTATTTGCAAATACTATATTTCCACAATAATTACATACTACATATGGAATTTGTGTTCTAAATTGAATAGAATGACCACATTTACAATACTTTGTAATTTTAGAAATATATTCGCTATAATCTTTAATTTTCTTATAATTATACTTCTTCATATTTTCACCCTTATTATATCATATTTTAAAATTTTTTAATAGCATTTATTAATTTTTTATCTTCTTTTATTGTAAATTCAGTTTCCTTTAATAACACTCCACCTTTAATATGTGTGAATGTAAGTTTTCCATTTACCTTTAATCCCTCTTTAAAATTATCCCATGTTACCTGGTCATAGCATCTTTGTGGAAGTCCAGCACACGTTATCTTAATTTCGTAATTTTGTTCTTTTTCATTCCAAACTTCCATTAAATATGTCTTTTGTCTTATAAATTTAGCTCTTCTATATGACCAATTTTCGTGAACATCTTCATGTTTCCAAGCTCCTAATCGTACATTGTCAATATCACATATTTGTTTTAAATCTTCGATTGGAAGTAATGTTTTCACACTGTCTGTATCACTATAACAATACATATCTACTCCGTATTTTTTGATGGAATAATCTGTTATTGCTTGACTAGTTCTAATTGTTAAATCTCTTCCGTATGCTGTGATAAAACAACTCATCGGAAGATAAACTCCATCTTTTGTTGTTTTCTCTCCAAGTTTATATTTTACGATTCCATTATCCAAATATGGTATTTTAGATTGAACATCAAGTGAAGTTGCGAATTTACCATATAATGAATTTAAAAGAATTTTTGCAACTTGTCGCATTCCTTTGTTTCCAGAAATTGTTGCTTCATTCTTAACTTTAATCCATTTATCAATGTAATCCGTAAAAAGTCCTCTCATTCCTTTGAATTTCCAACCACTTTCATAATTTAAATCCCATACATCGTACTGTTCAAGAAATAATTTTAAATCTATTGATGTTAAAGTTAAAGCAACAGGTTCTACTCCTGAATCCGTTAAATATTCATTAGCAACGAATCTCGAATGTTTTATTTGAATTGTTGGAATTTTTCCTTTCTTTATTCTAAAACTACAAGTAAGTCTTTGAATATATAATGGATAAACTTTATCCTCTTTATATTCTCCCTCATAGAAGAATGGTTCACCAAAAGGTAAAATACACTCCCTCATTCTTGATGGATATAAGCTATTAATATCTAGACTATTTCCACAACCAGTTTCTTTATTCTTATATAATGGATTTAGATAAGTAAATCCTCCTCGATAAGCTTTTCGAATATCTTTATCAATATCATAATTAAGTGGTTTATATAAATTTCTAAAACGATTGATTTTCATAATTTCTTTATATTCTGATAAAGCATTTGAACCAGCTGTCATTTTAGTTAAGCCCATATCAAATAAATATCTCAAAGCTTTCGCAACAATTATAACGTCATTTTTTACATATGCTTCCTCATCACTTGTTAAAATATGACCTTTTTCACGTGGTAAATTATAATCAATTGAAAGTTTATTTTCTGGAATTTTAAAGGTATCTGTCATTGATTCAACTGACTGATTAATAATTTTTAATGAATCAATAAATGTAACTTTTTTCACTTTTTTCCCAACTTCAAAATATACTTCAATTGAATAAAATAATCCCATATCTGATATTAAAGTTGAAAAAGTATTACTTCTCTTCTCTTTTGTTTCAACATACTCAAAACCATGTGTCATTAAATAATATAGAATAAATTCTCCATCAAATTTTAAATTGTGAAAATAAATATATGGATTCGATTCCTTTTCGATACGTTTAAAAAAAGACTCAATATTGTT